AACAGCTTTGCCTAACACAGGATCTTGGAAAACGACAGATCCTTGTTGACTTAATTGCACACCTGTCAGATATACGATTTGAGCTGGAGATAGTGTCTCAAAAGTCATAGAATATCCTTTTTCATTATCCCAATTATATACGGCGTATAAATCGTTCGATTTTGCCCACAATTGATCAGACGAACCGTATAATTGTTTCAACATGTTTCCAAGCAAATTTGTCACTAATGTTGTTCCTGAAGCGTTGACCGAATTGTCCATTGATGACACGTCCATGGATGAATATAGAACTTTCCCTGACATGGCAAATTGTTGTTCAAAATCACCCGCCAACAAGCCTTTGTTCTTGCCGCTAGAAAAACCTTCTTCTGACATGGACAAAACTGAAAACAATTCTCCTATTGGGCCAGACCAAGCCATTGACTCATTGGATGAAGGCTGAACACCACGAACATCGCGTTTTATTTGATTTCGTTGTGCAGAAGTGACGCTCAAAGTAGAACCTAATAACATCTTATCTCTATTTGTTAAATCCATACTTAATCCAGCTACTACTACTCGAACTCCCAATGATTTCTTTGGTAATAATCTATAAATTGGTTTCATTTTTAATGGCACTTGATCTTCAGTTATCTTGGCTCCAGATCCTTTAGTTGTTAAATTGTTCAAGAATAACTCTGTAAAATCAACTGGTGTAGTTGAATAAATTTGATTGCTTTCAAATGGATTGAATTCGTACAATCTCGAAAGCATGCTTCCATCGGATGAAATTTCTAGAGCTGCTCCATTTGCAAGTTTTCTAACCACCAAAGGTTGTGGTGGCAAACATTCCAACGTGGCATTGGCTGATTTCGTTGGAAACATCCCTACGGTTCCTGGAATCATGTTCAATGTGCTGTATCCAAAGAATCTTATTAGACGCATCAGTTCTAAAGCATCATTTGAAGTCTTCACGTTTTCCAACTTTTTGTTAAAAAAAGCGCTGATTGGTGATGGCGATGGGGAATCGACAGTGCCATAGGTACGAACTGGACGTGACACGATTGAAATACGTGATGACGTATGATTGAAAACGTCAATTTGCGTTGATGAAGCTAATTTTTGGACAATGATGTCATTCCACCCTTCCGTGATGTCTTTCGCAGCTCGTAATCCACCAATAAAATTTGTTTGAAATGTGGATTTCCAATGATTCAAAAGAACTTCAGAAGCTTCCAACGTGATCGCTTCAATGATTTCTTGTTGACACAAGGCTATCAGTGCTGCCATGATTAGTGGAGCATGCGCTTGACACGATGAAAACCATTTGGTTTCATGTGTTGACACGTCATCCATGAATGGGAATGAATATGACCCTGATGAGGAAATTAGAGTCAATGAATTGACGAAGTGTAATAAAGTGATGTATGCTGGAGAATGTTGATCCCATCTTTTACCATCCTTTAGAAAATACAACTGAGGAGGCATCAAAGTCAACATGTGCCGCAAATAATTAACATGTCTTGGTTTTGATGATTGTGTGATAAGATATCTCTTCCAAGACTCTTTTTCCCAGCGCAAGTCTTCTGAATCCGTTTCTTTAGGCTCCATGACATCCATAGCGTCCCAGGAGCCGGGAAAGGAAGCGGATGTCGTCGTCAACCTCTGTTTCACTTCATCCCAAACTAATTGGCCTCCAGAGAATTTAGTAGGTCGGAGCAAGGCATCCAATTCTCTTCTGGTTGAAAAATCATGTCTAAGATCTTTTCGTGACGCTTGAAGTCTTGCGAGATGTAAGATTTCAGCACGCCCTTCGGAAGTGATAACTGCGTATTCGCGGAAGACCTCTTCAAGCTTGGGATGATAGTATCCCCCATGAGTGAAAGCGTTGAGTGGACCTTCGATTTTTTGGAGACGTTCAAACAAATCCGGTGTTGGTTTGTTTGTAGAAATGAAGTCGCTTGTGTCAAAATTGATGGTGACAAACGATGTACTTTCCTTGACACGACTCGAGTCTCCATAAAGTCCGGTGACGTTTGTAAGCTCATTCCTTTCAGGTGGGACTCCATATGGATTCGGAGATAATAAAGATTCAGCCTCGACATTGACCTTTGTGACACGCGAGTTTTTAGAGTGTCTTTTAGCTCCATATTTTGATTTGCTATCAATACCAGACATAGGTTTAAGCATCTGAAAGATTTGTCATTCGTTGTATTTACAATAATGGTTTTCAAGCAATCAGAAATCGTTGGCAACTTTCGTCTCATAACTATTAGTAAATAGTCAGTTCACTTTGTTTGCC